TCAGACCGCCGTCGCCACGAACCGGTAAGGCTCGCCAATCACTTCAGCACGCGTCTGCGACTCCACGGCATACAGACCCCCGCGATGCCGTCGCACGCGATCTCCCTCACGGATATCGATCGGCTCGACCATCGTCACCGTGACATACACAGGGTTCACCGCGTCCTGCGGCTCCAACCCGTCCGCCCTCTCGAAGTACCCCACCAAGCCCGGCCGCACCGTCCGCCAACCGACCACCTCTGGCCCTTCCGACGTCTCTTCTAGAATCGGCCTCTCCAGATCAAAACGCTCGGCGAACTCCGGCGCGATTGTCGTCCGCAACGAGTCGCACGACCACCGTGTCGCGCCACGCATCCGGCTCACGCTCCGAATCGTTGAGCACCCGCCCGCCCCATCCACCACCACATCCCCCGGCTGCGGCGAGACGCCATCGACCTCTAGCGGCAACTGCCAAACAACGACGCGCCGCCGTACGGCGCCCTCCGCATCGTCCGGCGAGTCCGTCGCGTCATCGAACCGCCACCCCACCATCTCCACGCCCGCGCCGCCATGCGGACAGCGATAAAGCCTCACCGGCTCAAGCGTATCGACCACCGTCGCAAAGTCTCCTTCGGCGTTCCACTGGATCGGCATCACGAACCTCCTTCCGAAGCGACCTCGTACGGCTCGAGTTCAATCAGCTTCCGGTCGCACCAATCGACCGTCCGCTGTAGCGACTCGACGTACTGCTCCCAGTGAACCCGCTGGCCGTCGATCCAGTAGGTCGGCTTCAACTCGCTCCGCACCTCTTGGATCTGCGCCAGCGTCTGCGCGCGGATGGCGAGGACCTGCGTTTGGTCTTGCGTCATATCAAAGCGCCTCGATTACGAATCGGACCACGATCGGCTGGCCGTCCGTCGGCGTCAGCACGTACTCGACGCGATAGCTGCGCCCCGCCTTCACAAACGCGGGCGACTCGGTCACGTCCACCTCGTGGCGAAAGTTGAACCCCACCTCATCAACGTCCCAAGGAGGATCGTCCAGCAGCGATGCCGACAACACTTGCTCCGCATCGAGCGTCACACCCGCGTGTCCCTCGACGGCCACGGGCGCCACCAAACCGCACGGATCGATCTCCGCAACGCTGTAAGCCACCGACTCAACGTCGTCCGGCTCTACAAGCGTCCCGTCGGCAAACGCCACCCGCGCCATCAGCACGACACTCGCCGCGACAAACGTGCTTCCGTAGATCTCCATTGCCTCGCTCATGGGTTAGGACCACTCAAGACCAGCCCCGCCTGCGCGCCGGCTGAAGGACACGCGTAGCCCGCAACCGCCCTCGACTTCGCATACCCCTGCGCCACCGCGGCGCCGGGTGTCCTTGCCGGCAGCACCTCAAACGCCGACGAATACGCCGCGGCGCTCACACCGCCCAAGTTCGTCGCCGCCGCCGCCACCCGCGCCCATCGCCCCACAGCGCCGAGCGGCGGTAGATAACTCCCCGCCCCGGCAATCGCCGCGACATCCTCCCAGTCGCTCACCCCATCCGGGCTTAGCTGCACGGCGCCCGTCACTGCGAGCAAACCATTCGCATGATTATCCCACGCGCCCATCGTCACCGCCGCCGACGAACCGACACGCGCCGCGCCCGCAAACTCTGGCGCTGAGAGGCTCGTCGGTTCAGGCCCCTGATGCAGCTCGGCGACTTCCGCCGCCGACAACGCCCGATCGAACAGCGCCACGCCCGCGATCGCGCCGTTGAAGTAACACGCCCGGCCGCTGTCGAGATAACCCGTTATCCACCGCCCACCATCTACCGCGCCAAGCGCGCCCGTCGTGTTGCCGCTCTGCACCCACGCCGCCGCCACCGAAGCCGTCGCTGCCAGCGCGCCATCGAGATACAGCTCCAAACTCGCCGCCTTATGCACGGCAACGAGATGCCGCCAACTCCCCCACCCCGGCGACGACGCACTCACCTGAGACGCCACCGCATTGCGCGTGCTAACGAGCTTCACGTCGTTGCCAGCGAGATGCACCAGCGACCCGTGCGTCGCCCCGCCCGTCTCCACCAGCACCTGCGGCGACCAAGGCGGCGCCGCGTAAGGCTTCCACCACAACGCGTACGAGTGCTCGACGCCAAGACCCAACGTCACCTGCGAGGGAATGTTCGCCAGTTGCGTCGAACCATTGAACCGCAACGCATTCGGCAACCACCCAACAGGCCCCACGACCGACCCCGTCGCAAACGTCAGCCCCGCTTGCAATGAGGCCGGATTCGCCCCCGCCAAGTCAGCGCCACTCGTCCCCGAAGTCTCCTGCAACGGCCAGTAAGCCACCGCATCCGACATCACGTCCCAATAACTCGGCATGGCGCACTCCTGAAACGGATCACAAGACAAAAAGAAGCGTTAGCGCGCTTCGTCCCCCTCCCCCTTGTGGGGTGGGGCTTGGGGTGGGGGATTGAAGCGGATACTCGCTTCACTCCCACCACTAACGTGGTGGGCTCGCCGTCCCCCATCCCCCGTCCCCCGTCCCCCGTCCCCCGTCCCTCTCCGCCTAGCCCACACACTTCACCACATAACGCGGATTCATCACCGCTGCCGCCCCACGCTCGCTCGCCTTGAACCGCAGCACGATGTCGCTGGTGAAATCCGCCTCGCTCCCCAGCGGCGCCTGCGTCACCGTAATCGGCCAGTTCTCCATGTAAGCGAACGCCTTGCGGAAGTCGCCGAGGAACCACCACTTCTTCGCGTCCGCCGCCGCTACGCCCGACGCCAAGATCCGCCGATACGCCAACCGGCTCTCCTCGACGCGATAGTTGCCCAGCGGGTTAGCGGCCACCGTCGCCGTCGAACCACCGCCTGACGCGTACGTCACCTCCGCAGCGTTGAACGTCCGGTGCGCCGCGTGGCGATACGCCGGCATTACCAGCGCCGTCGTCGCTCCCAACAGCACCGGCTCACCCGTCGCCGGATCGAGGATGTCGGCAAACAACTGCTCCGCCGCATCGACGCTCGTCCAATCCTCCAGCTCGTTCCCCGTCAGCACGTTCTTCCACGGCGCCGAAGTCTGGTAGGTGTCGTACGCAACGCCCTTGTGCTTGTAGTTGTTCGTCACACCGATGATGAGGTCGAGGATCCGCTTCTCCTTGTTGAGCCCCAACACCTCGCCCACCTCCGCCGCACGGCTCAGCACCAGGTTCGTGCGATCGAAGAAGATTGCCTCCTTCGTCACCGGCACGATGAAGCCGTGCTTCGCCGTCGAAGGGGTCTCGATGTAGTCCTCATCAAAGCCCAAACTCGGGAACGGCATCCCCGCGCCAACCTCGTCGATCTGATCGGCGATCCGCGACACGCCCGGAATCTTCTCGCCATCGAGCCGCGTCGGGATCGTCTCCACGAGTCGCGACGCAACGAAGGCCTCTTGCGTGTAAGCCTCCATCACTTTGGCGTGAACGACCTGCGCCGCCACATGCTGGAACGCCGTCGCGTCGACGCCCTCGCTCGACTCCAGCACCGACGCGACGCCGCCACTGCGCGGATCCAGCATCCGCACCCACTCACGCCCGTCCGGCACCAGCGCCTCCGCCAGATCGCGCAAACTAAAATCCTCCGGCCGCAGCGTCTTCTCCTCGAGCGCCTCGCTCAAATGCTGCACCGTCTTCGCCGCCCCCTCCAACTCATACCGCCGCCGCAACTCGCGATAATTCAAAGCACGCATATCTCAATTCCTTGTTGATGATTGTTTTTAAACAGGATTTACAGGATCAACAGGATTCATCTTTTCATCCTGTAAATCCTGTCGATCCCGTCTAACTGTTTTTCTACTTGGCGATCCTTGGCGCTCCTGGCGTCTTGGCGGTTCCCCCGTTATTCGCGAGCCTGCGGGCCGCCCTTCATCACCGAGCTGACGATGTCCACCAGCACCCGCGTCGCCGCGACCGTCACCGGCTTCGTGCATCGCCCGATCGCTACCGCCAAGGTCCCGGCGTCGGCGACCTTCTGATCGAAGAGCAGATCACCCGCCAGGTTGACGGCCACCGACACCGGGTTGCCCAGCTCATGCGTCATCGAATCGCAATCGAACTCGAACACGCCCGTCGTCGCGATGCGAATCGTTGAGGCCGTGCCGACTGGTGACGCCTGCATCGCGACGCCGACGAAGTTGTCCTGAAAGTAAGTCAGGTTCAGTACGCTCGACCCTTGATGCGCCTGAGCCGAAGCCGGCCGCGCCTTCCCATCGAGCAGATAGATGAGGTCGCCAATCTCAACCTCCACCGCCGCATCCACCGGCAGCAAAACCGGATTGGTGTCCCCATACCGCCACCGCATCGTATTCGCCATCACTCGCTCCCAATTAATGTTGATTTATTCGTAACCAACGCCCGAAGGGCGCTTAGTCCCCCTCCCTTTCAGGGAGGGGTTAGGGGAGGGTCTGCGGCGTCAATCGCATCAACGCATCGAGTACCGAATTAACTCACCCAAGCGGTACTCAAAGCGGCAGATAACTGGATACGTCTCACCCTCCCCTAGCCCCTCCCTAAAAGGGAGGGGAATACGCGCGTCTACCTTCGCCGCGTGATCGCCTCGACAAACGCCGCCGTGCCCCCACTCCCGACCGGCGCCGACAACGTCGCCTGCTCACGCGACCGCGGCTTCCCCGCTTCAACGATTCGCTTAGCAGCGCTCACCTCACGTTCGATCAGCCCATCCACGTTTTCCGCTGGCGCCGCGATCAACTCTAGCAAGAACTCCTCACTCACCGCCGCTACGCCGCCCTCGCGTAACCCATGCTCCAGCTTCCGCAGCCGCGTCTCGCGCTCCGTCTGCGCCACCGCTTCTTCGAGCTGCTGCTTGAGCCCCGCAATCTCTTCCCGCAGCGCAATTGCTGGGTCGATGACTTCAACGGTGGTCGCCGTTTGCTCAAAGAGCCCCGCGGTCGTCGCCGGGTCGGCTACCAAGTCCACGCTCTGCACCCGTGTGATCGCCTCGACGACGATCTCTTGCCCATCACGCCGCGTGCGAGCGAGCACGTTGTGCGAGAGGCCTACGTTCTCCGGCGCGTGCTCCGCGTCCCACGCCAGTTGCTCCGCCAGCGGATGGCTCGGGTTGTAATGCAGGTCGCCGAACAGCCCCTGGCCCGCTTCGACACGCACGTTCCGCACGATGCCTAGCCGATCGCGATAATCCCGCGGCGCCAGCGGGTCGCGCTCGGGATGATTCACATTGACCTTCGACCCCTCGTAGAGCCCGATCGCCCTCCGCAACGCCGACTCTTCATAACGCCGCCCATTCCGCGACCGCAGCCCGAGCAGCTTCACGCCACGAAGCACGCCCCGCCCCGCATCAACACGCAGCGTCCGCCCCGCCGACTGTACGTATTCCTGCACCGCTTGCTCTTCACCTACCTGCGGCGCCTCAACCGTCGCTTCGCTCGTTTCGCCCACGATGCCTCCATGAATGCAAAAAGCCCACGACCGGACCAGCAAGCTGGTGAGGTCGTGGGCTCGAGAGTTGACGCGCTGGTCGCTAGGGACCAACGCTCGGCTCGACGCCGTTTAATTTGTCGTTCTGCTTTTTTCGTAGCGCTACCCGCGGCTAGCGCCGACGGCTCATTTCACTAATCGTTCGGTCGCGACGCGCACCTGCTGCACAAACCCATCCTGCACATGCAATGTCAACGACACCGTCCCGAAGTACCCCCGCCGCGTCGCCTCGGCCAATAGCTCCGCAAACGCCTCCTGCGCGTCCCGCACCTTGCCCCGACCATTCATCACTGAGCTCATGTCGTTTCGCATGGACGAATAATAAACGATCGGCGAAGTATCCCCGAATCGTTTTGGTCACTAATTGTTTGTTCTTGGAGATCGCAGATCTCTGTTGGAGCAGCTCACTGTGGGAGGCGTCTCCAGACGCCGATTACGCGCACCACGCCGTAACCCATTGCAGCGCGCAATCGGGGTCTGGAGACCCCTCCCACAATCATCGCCTCCCCCGTCCCCCGTCGCCCGTCCCCCAGCCTCTAGCCTCTAGCCTCTAGCCTCTAGCCTCCCCCCCATGCACCCGCCGGTTCTTCTGCTCCTGGTCATAATCCAGCCCCAACCGCTGACTCCAAGTCTGCGTCGATAACACGCCGTTGCGATATGCAATCTCATCGGCCCGCGCGTCCATCATCCGGTCGCGCGTGTGCAGCGTCGGCGCCGTCACTTGCAGATCGACCGCGCTCGCCGCCTCGGTGCTCAAGCGCCCATAGCGCACCGCGTTGTCGATCACCTTGCCGAGCACACGCCGGTCCTGCTCGATCATCGCCGCTTGCAGCCTGCCGAACATCTTCACCGCCGGCCCCTCGGCCACCATCGTCGAGGCGTAGCTCGCATTCGACGCGTCCGACGTGAACATGAACTCGGGCATCACCAGCCGCGCCGCGATCGCCCGCAGCTCGGCCTGCAGGATCGCCACATAACTCCCCGCATCGACGCCCGTCGCCGGGAACTCGTACTCAAGCCCCGCCGGCGCGTCCAAAATCGTCCCCGGCCCATACTCCGTCACCCGCCGCGTCCGCCCCGCGCCATCGAGCCGCGTCGCAACCGACCGGTCCGCGACAAACTGCTCAACGCCCGACCGCGTGGCGCTACGGTGCTTGCGAATCAGCGCGATCGCCGACTGAATCTCCGCCACGACACTCATATTCCGCAGCAGCTTTTCGGCCCGCCGAAGATTGGCCCGCACCGCCGTATAGAGCGGCAGCCCACGCTTCACATTGCGATCGACGTTCGCCTTACGGTGCTGAATCTCGCCGGCGTCCACTAGCCGTCCGTCGATGTAATAGCCAAGCACCGTCTCGACATCATCCGCGTCGGTCAATACGCCATGACTCGCCGGGCTCTCTTGCGCTAGATCGCGCGGCGGCGCTACCTGCTCCGGCTCAACAAACCGAATCCGCGTCCCGCCACGCCCGTCGTCGAAGTACCGCAAGAACACTTCACCGTCACGATCCAGACGCCGCACCAGCTCCTGCTGACGGTCGTGCCAATCGTTCTCCGCCAGAAACTCATCAACGACCCCCTGCACCTCCTGCGCCAGCGTCATCGGCGCCTCATTCCCTTTGCGGATCGTCGCGTGATACAGATGCCCCGCGCCGACGATGTAGCTGATCCGGTTCTCATGCCCATTGATCGCAAACTCATTCGTCACCGCCAACCGCCGACACTCCTGCCGCAAGTCACCAAGCTGCGGCAACGAAAACGGCGCCGAAGCCGACAAGCTCCCCACACCCCCCACCGGCGCCCACCACTCCCCATTCTCGCCACTGAACGCGTCGCGCGGGTCGATGTAATCGCCCCACAGCGATTCGAAGGCTTCGAGGAGGCGGGTTTCTAGTTGGGTGAGTGAACAGTGTGGCATTTTCAAATCTCGTTGAACGGACCTATGGATTAAATGTGGCGCCGCATTGGGCAATCCCCCTCCCTCTTCTAGGGAGGGGTTAGGGGAGGGTTAAACGTCTCCATCTGTATGCCGCATTGAGTGCTGCTGCGTTTGTCTCAATCGCTACGCATAGCGACACAGTGCTCCACGCCGCAGACCCTCCCCCGACCCCTCCCTAAAAGGGAGGGGAGAAGCACAGCAGCACGCTACTCATCCAGCTCCCCCCGCGACCGCCACACTTCTTCCGCCAACCTCAGCGCCATCTCCAGCGCATCCGGCCCATCGTCGTGCGCCCCGATCGGAAAGTCCCGCAACTGATCCACCAACAGCGCCGCCCCCGCGCTGCCGCGCCGAAAGCGCAACCGCCGCTGCGACAAGTACGGCCCTAGCCGCCGAATCCGCATCGCCTTGTTCGTATGGTTATGAATCTCGCACGGCGTCATCCCAACGACGCCCTGCCGCGCGAACTCTGCGACGAACTCGCCCGCCAGTAGCTGCTGCCACTGGTTCGCCTCAACGCCGAACGCCTCCGGCCGGAAAGCCACGTAGTGCGCGACGCCATCTGCCGCCATCTGCGCCGTCGGCCGCCGTTCGAGGTCCGCATCGACATGCAGCACGCCGTTCTCGTCCACACCGAGCATCACAATCGCCGAGTAGTCGCCCGTCCGCGCGTCGGCGCCCTTGCTCGGATCGATCGCGATCACCCGCAGCGTCATCCGCGCAGGCCAATCCGCAAACCAAGCGTGCTCATCAAAACACGACTCGGGCCATTCGCAACGCGTCGGGTCGATCGGCGACCCCTGCTTCTCTCGCTCGAACGCAGGATGGCCGCTCTGCACCCGCATCACCATCAGCGTGTAAAGGTCTTCCTCCTCGGGCCACAGCACCTCGGCGCCCGCGTGCAGCGCAAAGCGGTTCGCCTCGTAGAACGCCCGCGCGTCGCCAACCGCGTCCGCCCGCTCGGCGTCGCAATAGATCGTCTCCCACTCGCGCCACAGCTCCATGTCGTGCGGCCAGCGCACAATCGCCCGGAACGTCTTCGACGCCCAACCCGCCGTCTGACCCAACCGCATCGCCAACGCGTCGCGGTGCAGGGCTGTGGCAACGTTGACGATGTTCGTCTCCTTCGTGCCCGCTTTCATCAGCGTGCCATGAAACCACTGGCTCGACGCGTCGCGTTGCACCGCCGACGCGATGTGCCGGTCGTTCTGCAAGTCGTCGCACACCACCAGCGTCGGCCGATGCGATCGCCGCCGCCGACCACGAATCCGCTGCCCCGTGCCGTACGCCTCGATCACCACGCCGTTTCGCAGCTCAATCCCGCCCGCTTGCCAACGCGGCCCTCGACCCACGGCAGCCGGATACGCCTCCGCCAGCTCGTGATTCTCCAATAGCTCGGTCTTCACGTTCTCCAGATGCGACTGCGCCTGATCCTTCGTGTCCGACACGATCCAGATGTAAGGCTCGCTCCCCTCAACCGCCGCCCGCAGCACGCCCGCGAGCGTCGCCACCGTCGACTTCGCCGCGCCGCGCGGCCCGATCACGTTCACCTTCAGCCCCCGACTCTCTCGCATCAAATCAAGTTGATCGCCCAACCACCGATGCAACAGCGACGGCGGCTTCGCAAAGTGCGCCGGCAAGTAACGCTGCCCCCAGGCAACCAAGCTCTCGTCCGTTCGCTCAATCGGCTTCTGCAAAGGCCGCCCAATGAACGCCGCCGCCATCGCCCCACGCAGCGCTCGACTAAGCCGTGGAGCCGCTCGCCAGTCAATATCGCCCCATCGCGTCGTCATCGCTCCTCCTGCGTGTCGTTCGATCCATCGCCATCCGCTGACTCGTCCCAACCACCAACGAACGACAGCGGATCCACCAGTGACTCGGCAAACTCGGAGAGCGAATCCAGCACCCGCCGCCGATCCTCTTCACTCCGAATCGCCGACGCCAACCCGCCCGCCACGGCGCCGAGAAACCGCACCAAGTCGCGCCGCCCAATCGTCCCCGCGTCACGCCGCCCGTACCGCTCCGGAAACCGCCGCTCGAGCCACCACACACTCGCCCGCCACGGCCCCTCCTGCCGCGTCGCCTGCTGCACGCACCGCATATGCCCGAGCTCGCACGCCGCCTCCGCCCTGCGCACGTCCGCCCCAAACCGCGGGTCGCGCACCATCTCCTCCCCAATCTGCTCCACCGAACAGTTCACATACTTCGCCGCCGTCTCCTGATCGCAACCCACGGTGGCGATGAGCACGACCTCGCGTTTTTGTTCGTCGGAGAGCATTCAGGAGTCAGGGGTCAGTAATCCGTAGTCAGTAAACAGGCGAGCCGGGAGCGTTAGCGACCGGAGTGAAGCACCAAAAAACAACCATCACGAGTGTCAGGGAGCCGGAATCGCTTCCGCTTAGAAACGCAGCGCCCAGTGTGCAGGAACATGGATTGAAAGCGAGTACCCGCTTCAACTCCGGTCGCTTACGCTCCCGGCTCGCCATCTCTCTCCTCCTGACTCCTGACTACTGACCCCTGACTCCTGTATTCAAATGAAACCACCGCCCGCCCCGCCGAGTTCCGATACGCCGCGAACGCCGCCCGTCTGCTCGCCACCGACTGCCCCGTCTTCTTCACCGCGACCGTCCGCCAGTTGGTTGAACGCTGACAGTGCCTAATCAGCGCCGGATGGCTGCTCGTCACGTTGATCCGAAACCCCTCCTCAATGTGCAGCTCGGCGACCGCTTCGACGAAGCGCATCCCGATGCCGATCCCTTGGTAGTCGGGCAGCGTCACGATCCGCGTGAACCGCCGCCGCCCCTTCTGCGCGATGATCGGCAGCGTCGCCGCAAAGCTCACCGGCTCGCCGTTCCACGTCGCCAGGTAGCACCGCGCCTGCTTCGCCAATGAGCCGCTCAGATAGTGATGCCGCGCAAACAATCGCCAAGCCTCCAGTCGGCAGCGATGGACCTCCAGTTCGATCCGCGGTCGCCGAAGACGCCTCCGTGTTAGTTTTCCAGTGGCCATATCCAGCACCCAATCAGGCTCCAACCACTCCGCCACGTCGTAATGACAAGTCACCGCCACAAACCGCGCCGGGATCACGCCACTGCGAATCTGCTTAGCGATCGCCGCCGAACAAACCCTCGCGACGTTGCGATCGACAACGCTCGTAAACTCATCGAACGCCGCAACTGCGCCAGGCTCATCGCAACTCCTCGCTAATGCCCGCGCCAAGTCACAACGAAATCGCTCGCCATTACTCAGCACGCCGTAAGGCTTCACCCAAGAAGGGGGCGACCCAAACCCCACCGCCGTAAACAGCTCAACAACCTTCTTCACTGGCGTCTCGCCAAAACCATCGATGACCGCGCTATCCACCGGCCAAGCCGCCGCCTCATAGAGATCCTCGCCAAACGCCACCCGCGCGACGGTGCTCTTGCCACTCCCCGACGGCCCCACGATCAAACCAATCGACCAATGCTCCTCGGGCCCAGGCAACTCCACCTCAAACCGCTGCGAAGAGCGCTCACCAAGGGGCAAATCAAACATCCCCGCCACCTGCTGCACCCGAAACGACTCCGCCACCGGGCAATCAACGTCGATCGAGAGGTTTGGCATTTTCTGTACTTCCTTTTATTCACCACGACGGGCACGAAGAACACGACGACTCGTCACTGGGTCTGATCCTGTCCAAATGGCGAGAAGTTAAAAGGTTTGTCCCTGCAACCGCTCGTCGTGTCCGTCGTGCCCGTCGTGGTAAACTCTTTCTTTCAAAGCGTCAGCACACGGCAACGAAACCCACCAGCCCGCATCCGCTCATAAACCTCGCGCTGCTGCTCTTCGCCATCGACTTCGACCACCACCTGATAGCTCGGCTTGATCTCGATGTCCGGCAGCGTCGGCAACTCGCCCTCGTCCTCGATCTCGCGAGCCAACTTTGCGAACATCTCGCTAACCGCTTTGCTCTGCGTCTCGACGCTGCCCAAAAGCTCACCGAGCCGCGCGTCGTCCACACCGGCGAGCGACGCCAACGGGTCGTGCGTCAACAAGACCTTCTCCGCTTCCGCGTCATCGAGGTCGAGCACCAACACCGGCACGATCATCGACGGCGTCGTCTCCGCCCGCAGATGCCCGTCCACCAATTGCAGCGAACCATCGGGCAACTCCCGAGCGAGCAACGCCCCCGCCATGCCGATCTCATTGAGCACCCCACGCAGCACATCGCGCTGATAACGCGAATGCGTCCGCCAGTTCTTCGGGTGCGGCACAAGGTCGCCCGCACGCACCCGCCGCAACTCCTTCACCCGATCCCGAATCTTCATCGCATCTCCCTTCTTGCCCAATCACGGTCGGCCAGGTCTCGCACATCCTGCTGCAACAACCCCACGTTGTGCTTCAGCCCCGCCAACTCCGCATCCACCGCCGCCAACCGCTCACGATGCGTCTGCGAGATGTCATAAAGCTTGTAAAGCGTCGCCCCACCGAGCGAAAGAATCGCCAGCGCGAGCGAACAAAGCCCGCCCCAATCGGCAGGAGCCAAGCGAACGCGATCGGCACTGTCAGCAACGCGAACCATTTGGCAGGGATCAGTAGTCAGGAAACAGGACAAAAAAAGTCATTCACCACGACGGACACAACGAACACGACGGCTCGTCACCTACTTCAATCTCTTTCTGCCATGCGATGGAACTAAGTCCCTCGCTCCCGCTCGTCGTGTCCGTCGTGCCCGTCGTGGTGAAAATCTTCTCAACTCACGGCCCCGGCGGCGGCGGGATGATCGGCGCCACCGCCGCGCTCGCCGCGCCGCTACCAACACTCACGCCCATCGTCCCATCGCGCCGCGTCGTCTCGTAAAAGCTCGTCAAGTTTGTCGGCCAAGGCCCGATGTCCGCCGGCAACTCCGTCACCGGAATCCCCTCCGCCAATAGCTCAAGCCGATCCTCCGTAAACACCCGGTCCAATCGCGGCACCGTGTCCACCATCTCGGTCGAAGTAAAAAACTTCGACGGGTCGTACGCCGCCAGGTCCGCGTCACTCAAGAGAAAGCCCGGCGCTTGCGCGACTTCGCGCGTCTTGCCGAACAGCTCGATCGCCATGTTCGTGTACACCCGCCGTAGATACTGGCCGACTTGCCCCGCGAACGCCGTACTGATCTCCATCTCCTTACGGTTCTCGGTGTGCTGCATCGCCTCGGACAGCGACACCAGCACCAGCCCCGCCCAGCGCCGCATGAACGGATTGCGAACCTTGAAGAACGGCACCGGGTAGACGCGATAGACCTCGCCCGCCGGCCGCGAATGGAAGGCCTCCATGTTGTCCTCGCCCGGCGACACAGCGCGACCCGCCAAGATGCTCGCCGCCCGCACATACAGCTTGTGGACGCGCTTGCACGTGTTGATCGAAGGCGGGATCCGCAGATCCACGTCCTCGTGGTGCATGAGGTGGAACAGATTGCGTCCCACGAGCTCGACCCAATCCAGAATCTGCGGATTGAGACTCCCCACGTCGTTCGACCAATTAGGGACTGCATAACCAGCGTCACCAAAGACGCCAACCTTGTACCAAAGAACCGCATCGGTGTTCGTAAGTGGCATGATTAAGAGAGGGGTTAGGGGATAGGGGTTAGGGGCTGAGGGAAAACGGCGAGCCGTAAGCGTCAGCGCCCGGAGATGTAGGCCGGAACCAGCCCAGCGCAGGTCCGGCAAGTTGCGCCTTCAACGCTGCCTGCCGGACCTGCGCTGCGCTGGTTCCGGCCTACTCAACAAAGCTTTACTTCGTGTCCTTCGTGACTTCGTGGTTCAATACAAAAAGCGTCAGCTCTTCCCATTGAGCTGCTGCCGAATGAGTGAATCCAAACTCGTCAGCAACTCCACCGAGCCCGGAAATTTTCGGGCGAGTTGCTCACTCGCCCACTGGTGGGCCCGGGCGTAGTCGTCGCGCTGATACGACACGTAATGAGTTTCCGGAACCACTTGCTGCGGCGGTGGCGGCGAATCAACCGCGACTCGTTGCGGCTCATAGCGAGCAACGCCCGTTTTACGCCGCTGACGACGCCACCAAGTAAGCCCCGCCCACGCCGCAAATCCCAACGGCCCACCCACCGCCACCGCCGCAAAGAGCGACTCGACGCGAGCCATTGCAGCTAATGCTCCGATGAATCGTTCTCCGACGACTGGCGTCGTCGGCTCTTGATTGACTACCGATGACTTATCAAGCGGTTGCGCCTCATCGTTCGACCGGGAGCCGTCGACGCGAGTCGCCGGAGTTTGTGCGGGACGACTCTCCAACCGCTTCAACCGCTCCTCCAACTGCGCCGCATAAGCCCGCAACTCCTTCCGCAAAGAGTCATCAACGACCGCAGGTTTAGCTTCGGGCTCGCGCACCACCGGCGTCAGCTCACGCTTCGGCAATCGCTCCAGAATCCGCCGCAATGGCTCGCCCCCCATCGCAAACGTCTCGCCATCGCGCTGCCCCCAAACGACCGCGACAAGCTTTCCAGCAACGTCGAACACCGGCCCGCCGCTGTCGCCCGAACGAACGGTGCCACGCATCCGCACGCTCGGCGCTGTTGCGCCGTTCACCGTCGAGAACCCCGTCACTGGCCCACGCACACAACGCAGCTCGCCCGTCGATCCAAACCCGCACGCCGACAGCAAACCCGTCGCTGTGAGTTCCGCCGTCTCAACAACACGGCCCACCGTTCCTTGCGTCTCAAGCAGCACCAAATCGTGCGGCCGGTCCATTGCAATGATTCGTGCCGCCAGTGACTGCCCCGCGAGCTGCACCTCCGTCTGCCCTTCGCTTTCGAACAAGTGGGCGCACGTCAGCACATAGCCGCGGCCACCAATCGAAGCGACGAGCGTCCCCGACCCGATCGAGTTCCCACTCGCCTCGTGATGAACAATCCTCGCAATCGACTCATGCGTCCGCGGTCCCACCGCTTGAGGACCTGTTGCTTGCGGCCCCGTCACATTAGGCCGAGCGACGTAACACCCATTCGGCCCACACTGCGCCGCAACGATCGTCGCGATCAACCACCAACCGAGTAGCAATACGCCCTTCATCGCAGTCACTCCCCGGCAAACGTGAACTGGTACTCGTAGAACGGGCTCCGCGCGAGGTCCGCCGGCTCCGTCAATCGATCCGCCAAATACGGCGCCGGATCGACGCCCCCCGCGAGCCGGTCCGCCATAGCAGACGCCTGGCTACAAAACGGGGGACGCCGACTCACAGCGCGGTCCTCGATGTCCGCCGTCACGAACATCCTCACGACGGGCAAATGCAACAGCGCCGCCTCAATCACCGACGCGTAGCCGTAATCGCAACCAGCAAGCAGCCGCATGTAATGCGTCGCCGCAGCCGCGTCGTACTCCGGCCAGCGATTGCCCGGGTTCACCCGGAACAAATCGATCCGCCCCGGACAACGCGCCACCTGACTGGCCAGCGTCACCGCCCGCCCACCGAACCACTCCCGCACCTCAACACAAAACGGCTCGTCCCCCCACCACGCGACCTTCGCCGCATGCGAGTGAACGCCCCGCCCCGCGATCGCAATCAATCCGCGCCGCCGAAAGAGCAACAGATCGCCATCGCGAAGCTCCCCCTTCACGTCAGCCAACCGAACGTGTTTGCGCAGCATCGCCACGATGGATCGCCCCCGTGTGAGAAAGAACCCCGAGCGAGACGCGTCATCCACCAACGAAAAAAGCCCGCCGCGAAACCTTCCTGCAATCAAGCAGAAAGACTCCGCGACGGGCTCTTTGTGACGCCGTCATCAGGACTGTCGTCAGTCCCGATGAGGCTCGCTAGGACGCCTCGCCTCGTGATGCACGTATTCTAAGGCATCCAGTGACCGTTTCCAAAAGCAAAATAAGAAACCGCCATGACGCCATGAGCGCCAGGGATCGCCAGGAAGAAAAGAAACTAGACAGGATTCACAGGATCGACTGGATGGAGAACACAACCATCATCCTGTGAATCCTGTCGATCCTGTCTAAAAACTTTTCTTGGCGATCCCTGGCGCTCTTGGCGTCTTGGCGGTTACCTCGACGCGCTACGATACGCCCCGCCCTCGATCGCACTGAACTTGCCCCACACCGGCAAGTGATCCGAGATCAGCGCCACCTGCTCTTGCGTCAACTGATAACCCAGCTCCGTCCGGAGGTCCATCACGCCGTGGTCGAGGTACTCGATCGTGTTCAAGCTCGATATCAACAAGTTGTCGTGCAGCCGCGTGCCGGCGGTGTTCGTCGCTTCCTTACGGATCAGCGGCGCGATGCCCGGGATGGTTCCTAAGAGTCTCAAGTCTTTCGGCGTGATCGAGCGCTGCTCCACATTGGGCGTCCAGCGCGACGCGGCCGGCACGTTCGTGTTCAAGTCGCCGAGCAGGATCACGTCGTCCTCGACGGCGCCATCGATCTGCGACCGCTGCACCTGGTTGTAAACGTAGTACAGCGCGTCCAGCTCTTCCGGCACTTCGTCCGGGTCCGTATGGATGTTGATGAGCGTGAACGTGAACGGCGTGTAAGGCGCCACGATCCGCGTCCGGAAAAGCGCCGCGAACGGCTCGCGATGCAGCCGGTCCTCGGGATCAGGCACGACCGCGCAGAACTGCGGATGGATCTCGACCGTCGCCGTGTTGAAGATGTACGCGTACTGCTCTTTGCTGTTGGTGCGTCCCAGCCGCGGGCTCACACGCACGTCATAACCGCCCGACGTGACGCCGACGTTCACGTAGTCGCGCAGGAACTTCTGGACGAAGTTGTTGTCCTGGGTGCGGATCTCTTGGATCGCGATCACATCAAAACTCTTTACGACCTGGGCGATCGCTTGCATCACGTAGGGCTTCGACGCCTTCGAGTCGCCGAACACCTGGATGTTGAACGAAGCAATGCGGATCGACGGCGGCTCTTGCACCACCGGCGGCGGCGCGAACGACGCGTTACCGGCGACGGGCGTGTAGTTGTAACCGCCGGCGTACGGCGTTTGCATCGGCGCCGTTTGTGGCGCTTGCTGCGCGGCCGGCTGCCCTTGCAACTGCTGGGCGACCATCGGACCGACCGTGGTCCGGACCGATTGCACCGCTTCTTGGATCTGCTGCGGGCTGAGATTCTGCAGCGCCGTCCAGCCGCCTCCCACGAGAGCGGCGAGCATTCCTAATGAGGCAAGGCGCTTCAC